CACGGCTCTGGCGCGGGACACGATGCCCACCTGTGCACCCCTCTACATCGCAGGCCCCGCGCCTGTGATCAGGGTACGGGCGCGGGGCGGTGGGGTTCCCTCGCTACCGGCGTCCGCGGAGCCGCTGGTCGGCGTAGTGCTGGGTGCCCAGCCCCTCTCCGGCGGGGTCGGCCAGCTCTGTCAGGGCGTGCACCACGGCGTCCATCCGGTCGGGGCTGTCCATGCCGGGCAGCCAGGTGACCATCTGCCGCTCCAGGTCGGGAAACTCTGCCAGATGGTGCACCTTGCCCTGTTCGTAGAGCTGGGCGATGGGCTCGGCCCGCAACCTCTTGCCCTTCTTGGCGTCCACAGGAACGATCCGCGGCATCACCATGCCCTTGGTCGCTCCCTCCCGTTCCAGTTCCCTCCACGCCTGGACGACGACCTGGCTTACCGAGTCACCGCCGTAGTTCATCTCTACAGCGATGGCGTCCGCCTGGAGTTCCATGGCCAGCAGGCATGTCTCCCGGCCGCGGGCCTCGGCGGACAGTCGTGCGGATCGGTCGGCCAGCACGTAGTAGTGATCGTCGATGGAGCGGCCGGCGGCGACGATGCCGGATTCGTCATGGCTGGCGCTGCTGCCGCCTGCCGTGTCGAGGGCGACAACGACACGGGTGAGGTCGACGCCGCGGAACGCGACGGGGCTGATCCGGTTGCCCGTGATCCACGACCATTGCCAGACGCCGCCTTCAAGGGGACGGGGTTGCTGTTGGTAGAGGGCCCACCAGACGCGTTCACCGACGCCTTTGCGGATGCGGGCGAGGTCTTCGGTGTTGTACCGCTCGGGCCAAAGCGCTTCGCCGGGGGCGCGTCCCAGTGGGTCGTTCTTTGCCATGGCGAGGGCGGGGAGGTCGAGGACAGTCCATTCGTCGCCCTCGGTTTCCAGAAGGCGGCCGGAGAGGTCGTCGGGGTTCCATCGGGTATTGATGACGACCAGGCTGCCGTTGGGTTCGAGGCGGGTGAGGGCGACGGACTGCCACCAGTCCCAGACCCGGTCGCGCTGGGTCTGGGACTCTGCGTCGTCGGATCCCTTGAAGGGGTCATCGACTATGAGGCAGTTGTGGACGAGTACACCGTCAGCAAAGAAGTTGCTGTTGCCTTCCACTTGGATGTCATGGACTCGGACGCCCGGCGCGTGTACTCGGCGAACCATGGATACGGCGTCACCGCAGACTTGTGGTGCACGGCGTGGCAGGTGTAGCAGAGCAGGATGAGGTTCTCGACGCGGTTGTTGGCCGGGTCCTCGTCCAGGTGATGCACGATCAGGTTGGACCGCTGCGCGGGCGCACCGTTGCGCAAGTACTTGATCGGCTTGTAGGGGGTTGTGCAGGCGACGCAGGAGTCCTTGTCCCGTTCGAAGATGAGCGGGCGGGTCTCCTTGAACCACTTGCTGTAGCTGGTGCCGTCCTTGTAGTGCGAGTTCCCGGTCCCGAGCATGCGTATGGAGTGAGCCTTGTCCGCGCACGGTCGTGAGCAGTAAACCGTACGCGTGCTGAGAGGACGAAAGAACAGGCCACATATTGTGCACGGCTTCTCGGGATGGTTCCGGGAGTCGATGCGGCATTGCATTGAGCAGAACTTGTTGTTGCGCTTGCCAGGCATGGCCATGTCGCAGTTCTGGCACCGCCGGGCGTTCTTTATTGCGTGGTGCGCCTGCGAGTGCTCCTTGCAGCAGTAGAAAGCGAAGTGACCGCGTCGAAGGGCTTTGTTGTACTCGTGCCGCGGTTTCAGGAACTCTTCGCTGCACCACAGGCAGCGAAGCAGGATCTTTACCGACCGAACCTTGGCGTAGCAGGGGCGGCAGGAAGGCCCCCGGCCGTCTCGCCCCTTGTCCTTGCCGCACAGGATGCAGTGGCGGTTCGTCCGGGAGACCGTACGTACTAAGCCGGTTCCCGGGCCGTAGAGACGCGGCCGACCGGTAACCGGATCCAGGGACATAGAAGGGGTGATCTCTGGTAGCCCGTACTGTATGCCCACGAGCAGTGGTGACTTCGATGAGTCCATCGGTAGTGGTTGTCCTCGTTGCCAGAATCCGGCGCCATTCTGGTCGGCCGGTCGCATGGTTGAAGGAAAGAACTCGCGGCTTGACTTCCATCGCCACCAGTTCTGACATGGGAATTCTACCGATTTCCGTAGTGACTAGGGTTTGGTCAGGGAAACAGTTAGCTCCTTTTCCTGTGAGTCCTCCGCCTACGCCAGCGGTGACCATGCCGCCTTCGTGGCCAGCGATGTCGAAGCGGTTGGCGGCGTGCGAGGCGGGGTTGAGGGAGATGCCCAGGACGCTTGCGTAGCCGGTGATGGTGTCGCGGATCCACCGGCCGTGGTCGTCGGCAAGGGTGGCGCTGTAGGAGGCGAGCATCAGCCGGTGGTCGGGGTTCCTCCGCAGGTACCAGACTGGTGCCCAGCGCGACGCTCGGCGGCTCTTGCCGTGCCGCGGAGGCATTGTCAGCATCACTTTGACCCGTTCGCCCGCCGCGATGCGCTGGAACGCCTGGTCGACGAGGTCGAGGTGACGGGCCTGCATCTCCTTGCCGTTGGTCAACACGGCTGCCATGGCACCGGGTGATCGGTCCATGGCGATCTCGCGCTCCACAGCCAGAAGCTGAGATCGAAGCTCCGGAGAGGCCTGCCTGGCTATCTCAAGGCGTTGCTGGTCCGGCAATGTCCGGTACGCCTCGAGAATGTCACTGTTCGTCGTCACTGGCGTCCTGCTCGTCGCCGGGCACACGAGAAGGCGCGATGCCGAGGCCGATGAGGGCTTCGAGTTCTGCGCTGGTGGCCTGGCTCATCTGGAGGGGGCCGCCGCCGGCGCCGGTGAGTTCGGCCTTGGCGGGCATGTCGAGGCCGTTGAGCTTGGCGCGGCGGTCCATGAGGCGCAGGACGGTGTCGACGGCCCGCATGTCGAGTTCCTCCCCGATGACGTTGCCTTCCTTGTCGAAGACCGGGGAGGGCTGTGTGGCGCGGGGCCAGGCGGCTTCGAGGAGCGCGTCGAGGCGTTCGTTCTCCTGCTGGCGGTAGATGCCGACTTCGGCGGCTTCCTCGGCACGGTGCGCTTCGAGGGCGCGGGTGAGGTCGCGGCGTGCGGCGTTGGGGCTGCTGTAGCCGAGGGCTTCGACGCGGGGGTCGTCGTAGCGGACGCCTTCGCGGCGCAGCTTGAGGAGGGCGGTGCGGCGAACAGCGACTTCGTCGAGCTTCAGTTTTGACCAGGCCATGGCGGTGGGGCTCCCGCTCGTGTGTGTGGTTGTCAGGCCCCGCGCCTGTCACGATGATCGCCGATTTCCGCCCGTCTGTTCCCCCTGGCGGGCCCGGCTGGCGTTCGGCGGGGCCCGTTACGGGCGGGGCTACTTGATGTTGCCCGCGAAGATCGCCGCCTGGGCTTCCATGGACGGCGCCATCTCCACCTGCAAGTACTGCTGATTCTTCGGCATCTCGCAGGCGACGGTCGCTTTCGCTGTGCGGCCCGGCTGGAGGCGCATTGAGGGCACCCCTTCGAGTCCGCGCTCTGAGTCGAAGATCTGTTCCGATGTGCGGCTCTCGTCGCCGTAGTAGCACATGACGTAGCCGGTCCCGATGTCCACGATGGACTGCGACTTGTTGTTGATCTCGACGGTGAAGGCGACGTAGGGCGTGCCCGATGGCGCGGCCGTGTCGGAGGAAACGCCGCGCTTGTAGTCCGACAGCTGCACTTCGACGCCGTCCTGGTACGAGACGCCGTCCGTCAGTCCCATGACTTTCGGCTCGGTGTCCTCGGGGGTCGGTTCGGGTTCCTCGTCGGCTGTGACCGTTTCGTCGACGGGGTCGCTGGTCTTTGTTGTGGATGCGGTGTTGTCGTCGTCGCGGGAGTTGGAGACGACTATGCCCGTGCCGATGATTGCGGCGATCACGGCCACGGCCGATCCGATGATAATCGCGTTGGTGCGGTTCTTTTTGGTTGCCGGAGGCTGCGCCGGGGCCGGGGGCGGGAAGTCGGGCGGTGGCGGCGTGTGGGTCATGGTCCCCCCAGGTGGTGGTGTGTCTGGTGGGCATCATGCGGGGTGTGGTGATCGCCTGGTGGCGGTGTGATCGGTTCGTGACACGGGGTACGGGTCGGCCCCGCTCCCTGGGGGTGGGAGCGGGGCCGACTGGTGCTCCGCTGACGGGTGCGGAGCTGGTGTGTGTGCACGGCCCGGGATCTCCCATGGGGCGCGGGGACGCTCAAGGAGGTCCGGGCCGTGCAGTTCTGATCGTGCCGTACGGAAGCGGGTTTGTCTGAGGTGCCTTCCCCCTGGGCTCGGTCAGGCAGCTGCGTCCTCGTGCGAGGGCCGGCCGAGGCCGACACGGACGGACTTGCCTTCCGCGACGCGGTGGAGTTTCCCGGCTGCTTCGAGGCGTCCGAGGGCGTTGGCGAACGTTCCGTCCTTCAGGCCGGTCGCGGCGAGGAGTTGCGCCCGGTCCATGTAGGCGATGTCGAAGTCGCCGGGTTCGATGTCGCTGGAGCCGTCGAGGTACTCCAGGTGGAGGGGGTCGGCTTCGTCGCGCAGCGCGGTGATGATCTTCTCTTCGGCGGTGGGTTCCTTCTTCTGGAAGTCGACGCCGGGGGCGATGACGGGTCGGTCATCGCTGTCGTCGCTGCTCGTGCCGTCTTCGAAGCCGGGCAGGGGGGTGTTGGCGAGTTCCTCCATGACGGTTTCGTCGCCCCACCAGGGGACATCTTCGGGGTGTGCGATCTGCTCGGGGCGGATGTGGGGGGTGGCGTCTTCGAGGGTGTCGATGCGCATCATGCCGGCGCGGCCGCCGGGGGCGGCGAGGTAGCCGAGGCCGAAGGTGCGGCGGGGGTCGTCCTCGGGGATGTCGGGGTCGTAGATGAGGGATTCGTCTTCGGTGGGCCAGACGGCGGGGATGTTGGAGGGGTCGATTCCTTCGAAGCCGGGCGGGAGGTCGCCGAGGTTGACCTGGTCGGAGTCGGTGCGCAGGATCAGCCAGGCGCCGCCGGCGAGGAGGTTGGCGCGGATGGCTTGCTCGCCGCCCATCTGGTCGAGGTTGACGGTCTGGGTGACGAGGACCCAGGGCATGCCGAGGGAGCGTCCGAGGGAGGCGCCGGCCTTGACGATGTGGACGGCTTCGGCGCGGTTGGGGACTTTGGGGCCGAGCATCTGGGGGGCTTCGTCGAGGATGGTGGGGCACCAGGGGCGCATCTTGGAGGGCTGGAAGTTCTTCAGGTCGAGCTTGGCGGCCTCGGCGACGCGGTGCTGGAGGACGTGGTAGGAGAGGCGCATGGCGCCGAGGGCGCCGTAGCGCTGGAGGCCGGAGTGGGCGGCCATCTTGGGGATGGCGGGGTTTGATGCGCCCTTGGGGTCGGCGTAGATGATGGCGGCGCCGTTGGCGTGGTAGCCGAGGCTGACGACCTGGACGGCTCCGCCTTTGCCGCTGCCGGTGGTGCCGGCGATGACGAGGTGGAGCGCGCCGAGTTTGGGGTCGAACATCTGGAAGCGTGCCGGATGCCCGGAGATGATCTTTCCGATGGGGAACCAGCCGCCGGCGGAGGCCTTCAGGGAGTCCAGGCCCTGGAAGTCGTGCCCGGCCTCGAGGGGGTTGGTGTCCATCACGCGGATGATGGCCTTGCGGACGTTGTTGAAGTTCGGTTCGTAGGAGATGAGCAGGGGGGACTTGCGGAGGTCGCCGGCGAGGTCGGTGAGGTCGGGTGCCTTGAGGGCGCCGCGCATGTCGTCGTCGGCGACGACCCAGGCGGCTTGGCCGCCGGTGTTGGGGTCGTCGGTGACGTTTTCCAGGTGGGTCTTCGGCATGGAGCCGCCCGAGCAGGCCACGCGCTTCTTCCAGGCGCCGGCGAGGGTGTTCGGGTCGAGTTCGGCGGGCGCCGAGTAGGAGACGGTGATGAGGGCTTCACCGGCGTGGGCGCCGTGCTCGAGGCTGATCCAGCCTGCGTTGACCCGGTACACGCTGGACACGGCTTCCTTGCTGACGGTCACGGAGGCGCCGGCGGGGGCGATGACACGGCCGGTCCAGCGGTCGGTGTAGACGGTGACGTCGGCGAGGATCTGGTGCTTGTGCTGGCCGCTGTCGGGGTTGGAGATGTGCGCTTCCCACGCGGCGAGGATCTGGTCGGCGAGGGTGACCGGGCCGGGAATGGTCTGGTTGACGGGGGCCGTGCCGGGCGTGGCGGTGGGGGTGGGGCGCTTGCGGCCGAGGACGCGGCGGAGCTTGAGCGGGACGAGGGCGACAGAGATCCACCAGCCGAGGGAGAGGATGCCGGGGACGGTGGTGGGCTGGAGGGCGCCGGCCATGAGGAGGTCGGTGGCTTCGGGGCCGCCGAGGGTGCCGAGGCCGAGGGCCATGCCGGTGGTGATGGTGGAGATGCCGAGGGTGTCGCGGTGTGCGCGGGCGATGTCCATCATCGGCAGGTCGTTGGCCCAGCTGCCGAGGCGGTTCATGTAGTTGAGGCCGACGAAGGCAGCGCCGGCGAGGTAGGTGGTGCCGGCGGCGGTGGCGGCGGACGGGTCGAGCAGGGGGGCCAGGGCGCCGGTTGCGATGGGCAGCACGCACTGGCCGATGGCCGCGAACCGTTCCGCTGTTTCAGCGCGGGGCGCGGAGTGGATGTTCGTGGTCATGGGGGTGGATGCTCCTTCGCAGGGTGGGGTGGGGAGGCCCCCGTGCCGGGGGCCGTGGATGGGGTGGGTGGGTTATGCCTGTTCGAACCAGTCGCGGGAGACGTTTGCGAGGCCGTCGACGCCGGAGCGGTCGAAGGCTTCCTGGAACCCGCCGTGGGTGGCGCGGGCCTGGTCGCTGACGGCGGTGGCCTGCCGGGCGGTGTCCTTGCCCTTGGCGGCGTAGGTGATGATGCCGTCGGAGAGGCCGCGGAGGACCTTGGACAGTTCCTGGGAGTCGGCGAGGGTGTCCTTGTCGACGGACTTGGCGCCCATCTGGTCGCACTCGCGGCGGGCTTCCTTGGCTTCTTCTTCGATGACCTTCGCGGCGCGTTCGATCTGCTCGGCGTTGGTGGCGATCCTCTTCTGCATCCGCGTGATCTTGGTTTGGAGTTGCTTGTAGGTGAGTTCGCTGGCCATGAGGGGGCTCCTTCAGGGGGTCAGGCCGCAAGGCGGGTGTCGGTGGGGGTGACGCCGCGGTCGGTGTAGAACTTCAGCTCGGCCGGCTTGGTCTCGTCGGAGTCGACGACGGCCTGGTAGAGCGGCGTGTACCGGGTCTGGACGTTGGACAGCACGGCCTTGGCGAAGTCGTGGGCCTTGCTGGCGCGGGTATGGACTTCGTCGGCCTCGTCGGCCTGGGCCTTGGCCTTGTCGGCCAGCTTCTGGAGTTCGCCGGCGAGCTTGTGGCCGCCCTTGACGGACTTTGCCTGCTCGAGGAGCTTGAGGCAGTCGTCGGCTTGTTCGCGGGCCTGCGTGGTGAGGGACTTGGTGGCGTCGGCGACCTTGGCGAGGCCGTCGATCCGGCCTTCGAGGCGGCCCTCGTACTGCTTGAACGTGCGCAGTTCGCTGCGCTTGACGGACGACTTGATGAACCCGGTGCCCAGGGTGATGGTGTCGGTGTTGATGCCCTGGGCCTGGATCGGGGTGGCGCTGCCCATGAACGGGTCCTCCATCGGTCGGTGGTCGTCTTCGATGACGACGGTGTGGCCCTGGCTCGTCGCCTTGAGGGGTTCGCGCTGGGCGGGGTCCTTGCGGGCTCCGTCCTGCTGTTGCTGGCCGGGCTTGGGTGTGTGGCGGGCGTGCTCTTTGTCGAGGCGGTCGTGTTCTTTGGCGTTCTCGGCTTTCTTGTCGTGGTAGCCGTCGACCGCGCCGTCCTTGTACGCCTTGACGTGGTCGATGACGTTGCGGACGGCGCTGCCGTCGCCGTGGCCGGTCTCGCGGGACTTCTGGAGCGGGGTGCGGGGGTCGGAGCGGGTGGGGTGGGGGCCGTTCGGCGTCTTGTTGCCGTTGGGCTTGTGTCCCGTACCGGGGGCCGGGGCGCCCGGGGAGCCCGTCTTGCCGCTGGCTCCGTCCTTGCCGTTGGGCCCGGTCTTGCCGCTGCCACCGGTCCCGGCTCCGGCTCCCTTACCGGCCGGGCCACCCGTTCCCGTCCCGGGTGCGGCGCCGTTGCCCGCACCGGTGTGCTGCCCGTTCCCCTTGCCGGAGTCCTTGCCGCCCGTGGCGGGGGCGTCGCCCTTCTTGCCACCGGCAGAGTTCCGGATGGGAGTCGTGCCGCCGCCCGCGCCGGACGTCCCGGAGCCGGCGTGGTGCGATCCGCCGCCGCCCTTGCCTCCAGCGGTGGGCCCCTTCCCGCCCTGGCCGTGGGAGCCGTGGGAGCCGTTGCTGTCGGTCCCACCAGCCCCGCGGCCTCCCCCAAGACGTCCTCCACCAGCACCGCCTTGGCCGCCACCGTTCGACCGGTTCCCGCTGGAATTCACCGGTCCCTTACCGGACGAATCACGGCTGCCCTTGCTGGGGGCGTCCTTGCTTCCGGCGCCGGATCCGCCGGTATTCCTGATGGGCAGACCACCGGATTTCGTCACGGTGGTCGTGCGGGATTCCTTGACTTGGTGTGCCTGTGCTTTTGCTTTCTTCAGGTCGAGGCGCTTGTTCGCTGTTCCGCCGCCTTTCGCCCAGCGGGTCGCGGCGGCCAGCAGCATTTCCTTCCAGACGCTGCGCTTGTGCCGGGCACCGGCGTGGTCGCTGCCTTTTGCGGCTTTGTCGGCGGCGTCCCGGAAGGCTGCGGAGGTGAGGCCGGGCGCGGAACGGTCCAGGGCGCCGTCCGTGGCGCTGCCGGGCTGGCTGTCGCCGTGGCCGGCGGTGGCCCCGGTGGTGGGGCGCGCGGGTTCGACGGCGGCCACCATGGAGGCCAGGAACCCCTTGGCGGGCTGGTCGCCGGTGGCTGCCTGGCCGGGCGGGTCGGGCGGCCCTGGGACCACCGCGGGTGCCGTGCCTGTCGACATCAGTCCTCACTCTCTGTAGCTTCATTCCTCATTCACTCACCGTCGAGAGCCCCGGGCGGACGGTCCCGGGGGGTGTGCTTCCGGGGCTTTCAGCGGTGTGAGTGAGTGAGGAATGAACCAGGGCGGTTACGCTGCGTTGGTCTTCTTGCCGCGGTTGGCGGCGACTCCGACGAGGAGGGCGAGGCCGGTCCCGATCCCGATCAGGGCGCCCGGGGAGATACCTCCCTCGTGGTCGCCGGCGTCGGTCGCGGAGGCGGCCTGCTGCATGTCGGTGCTGCTGCCGTTGGTGCCGTACTGGGCGCGGCAGCCCTCCAGCACGGAGGCGTAGGTGACCCCGAGCTGCTTGCCGATCAGGCCCTTGTCGGCGTTCACGCAGGCCTGGATCTGCTTCTGCTGCTCCGCGCTCTGCGTTTCCAGGATTTCCTGGTTGGTGGCGCTCGCCTTGTTGAGTTCCTTCTGAAGTTCCAGGGCGATGAGGTCGCGCTTGTACTGGAGTTCCTGCGCCTTGATGTCGGCGGCTGCGGTTTCGGCGGAGTAGTGCTGCCAGGTGAGGAGTCCGCCTCCGGCGAGGACGGCGGCACCGATGGTGAGGGCGGCCTTTCCGCGGCGGGTGAGGCCCGGCTGAACCTGCTGAATGACGGGGGTTCCGTAGGGGCCCCAGGTTTCCGTATTGATGATGTCGTCGAATTCCGGGTCGGGGGTTCCGGGAGTGTTGTGCATTTCTTATTCTCCGTTCGCTCGGGCCTTGCGTGAGGCGCTGACCAGCAGGTTTTCGACGGTGGCCAGGGTTTGGCCGGGGAGGTCGTTGAAGGTGAAGAAGCTCATGTGGATGCCGGCGTCGGCGAGCGCGGCCTGCATGTAGGCGACGGCCCGCTCACGGGTGTGGGGGGTGACGTGACCGGTCTTCTCAAGGAGGGCCTGGGCGCCGCGGATGCACATGCGGCCGGTCGGGGAGACGTCGAGGGACTGGCACCAGCCGTACCGGTGGAGGACGTCGAGGGTCTGTTCGAGGTGGGTGGAGGGTCGTTGGGGGGTGGGGTTCTGCCACCAGCCCAGGCCGGCCATGGCGCGGCGGAGGGTGGCGGGGAGGAGGCGGTGGTGCCAGGGGGGTGCTTCCGGTGCCGTCGGCAGGACCGGAAGC